TTTGGCAGTTTTACGTTGGCTGATTCGAAGTAGGCTACTTTTTCGAGGTCTTCGATGTAGTAACTGTCGTTACGCGATAGGTAGTCTTCTACGCGTTTCTTTTTTGGGTTGTCTTCTATGTGGGTGCGGGTTGAGCCTGCTTGCACGTAGTGGCTTAGGTTTTTGAAACTTGTTACTAAAATGCCGCGTGATGGGAAAAACGGAATTTTATAACTGGCTAGGCCGCCGTATGTTTTAATGACTTGCTCAAGTTCGATTTTGGTTTTTTCGCTTGGCGTGTGCGACTGCTTTGCATACAACTTGTTTTGGTCGTTTGCTAGTAGTTCGTCGCCAATGATGGCAACCATGTTTACGCGCTTATGCTCTGGGATTGCTTGCAGTGCATCGAATACGGCTTGGTCTAGGTTTTCGTAATCACCCCCGGCACCAATGCGAATTTCACCAGCGGTTGCGCCTTCGCTTACTGCGCGCTCTGGTGCGTCGCGGCGAATGAGTTGTAGCCAGCCAATGTTTACGTCTTGCAGCATTGTGTTAGTTGCAATGTTTGTAAACGGTGCGGCTGATGTGCCATGAAAGCCGATTTTAATAATGTCGAGTGCAATTGCTTGGCGTACGTGATTGCGATAGCGCTGATGGAAGTCGGGGAATTTTGACCACTGATCCATTTTTGCCCATGATAAGTGAATGTCGCATTCTACTGGGTGGCAACGGTATTCGCGTTTTGCTAGGCCTGCTACGTCGCGCGTTTGGCGCTCTTTGGTGTCGTCGCTTTCTACACCGGCACGCCCTGTTACGCCACCATCTACGCTCATCATTACCGATTGGCCTACGATGTCGTCTACTAGTGCGGTGTTAATTAATTGTAGAAATTCTACTGAGTCGTACGTTGCGTCGTATAAGCGCTGCTCAGTTGTTGGCTCTACGTTGAACTGCTCGTTCATTGATGCTACGCCGTAGTTGCTGGCCATGCCTGCAAGTACTGCGATAAATAATTGTTTTGTTCTGGTTTTCATTTTCGTTCCTGCGTTTTGCTAAGTTAAGTTAGGGTGCGGCAATTACAAGCAGTTGCTGTATTTGCCTTCGTCGCCTTCGTGTTCTTCGTCGGCGTTGGTTGTGTCACCCGCAGGTGTTTTTAATGCTTTGGCAAACTTGTCGCTAAGCTCTTTAAGTGCTGTTTTTGTGCTTGATAGCTCTTCTTTAAGCTTTGTTAGCTCGGCTGACTCTTCGGCTGGCGGGGCGGTTTCTTCTTCGTCGTCAACTTTTGTTGTTGAAAACGCATCAAGCTTTGCGGTTAGTCCGTCTAGCTTTTGGCCAAATTGCTCAAGCGGCGTGCCGAGTGCATCTTTTAATGCATTGGCTAATTGTGTTTCGTTCATGTCGGGATCTTCCTTAGTGAATAGTCGTTTGAAAAAGGGTTTTTTAGGTGTGTCGATAGGCTCACATGACCCTAAGTCAACGGTTAATAAAGAGACTTCCGTGTCGTCTGCTTTGCTCTTACTACTGAAATGAATGCGGTCGGTGTAGCAGCTTGCTGGGTAGTCGGTAACAGCTAGGCCGGTTAGGTAGGTTTTGCCAGTGCCCATGAAGTTGGGGCCAATTTCGATGCTAAAATATACGGCTTGGTCGGCTTTGTTTAATGCTACAAACCCTTGGTTGGGTGCGAGCACGGCGTATAGGCACACTACGCCTTCTTCGTTTTCGTATGCTTCTACGCTTACTACGTCGCCGAGCATTCCTGGTATGTCTACGTTGTGTAGGTTTTTAGCGGCCCAGCCAGACCAGTTAAATTCGTGATCGAGGTTTATGCGTGCGCCATATTTGCGGGGGTTGTAGGTTTCTACTATGTCGGCTACGTCTTGCTCGGTTATTTCGCGGCCGTCGACAGTCATGCCAACAGCGGCAATTGATAATGGTTTTGTGCGTAGTTGACCTGACATATAAACAAACCTTTTAAATGTTTTTTAATTAAGCTTTATGCTTTAAAGTAACTGCAGTTTGCACCCTCCTTTTGCACCTTTCCAACTGTTTAACTTTTTGAAATTCCTATATTTAACTTTTAGGAATGGACAGGTTTTTAACAGACAGATTACGCGCTTTATTACTAATACACTGCCGCCATGGATTAATTAATGTGGCGCAATATGAAGGCTAACTACGGACCAGACGTACGCAAAAAAGCACAGGATTTGTATGTTGTTGAGGGCTATACCTACGAGGAAATAGCTGATTTAGCAGGCATGCCAAGTGCGCGAAGTGTTAGGCGTTGGTCTGAGTCTGAGAACTGGGCTGACATGTGCCCAACGTATAATGCCGAAATGGCGTTTAGTCGCCGCATTAATTTGCTAGCCGATAAAGACAATAAAACCGATGCTGAATATAAAGAGCTAGACTTTTGCACGCGCCAGCTGTGTGCGCTTAATAAAAGCAAGCTTGCGCCTGTTCCCAAGCAACGCGCTAACAATGACGATGCTGGTGCTGGTAATAGTGGCGGCAGCGGCAAAAAGTCGAAGAAGAAAAAGAAAAATGATTGCTCTGGTATTACGCTTGAAATGCTTGACGAGCTTAAAGACAAGCTTCTTTATCCCCACCAAAAACATTGGTTTGAAAACCAAGATCACCGTACGCGCTTTATTTTAAAGCCCCGCCAAATTGGGGCTACTTTTTACTTTGCGTTTGAAGCCTTTTACGATGCGGTTATTAATGGCCGCAATAAAATATTTATATCGGCGAGCCGTGATCAGGCCGAGGTATTTAAAGCCAATATTGTGGCGCTGGTGCGTGAGCATTTTAATGTTGAGCTAACCGGTTCACCAATGGTGCTTAATTTGGCTGGCGGCAAAACAGTTAAGCTTATTTTTAAAAGCACTAATGCGCGTACTGCTCAGTCGGAAAGTGGCGACTTATATATAGATGAAGTTTTTTGGATTCCTAAATATAAGAGCTTGCGCGGCTTGGCGCAGGCTATGGCAACGCATAAGCATTTGCGCATTACTTATTTTAGTACGCCGAGTGTTACGAGCCATGAAGCGTATGACCACTGGAACGGTAAGTGGTATCGCAAAACTAAGGCGTGTAACGACCCTGAATTTGCGATTGATGTTAGCCATAAAAGCTTAAAAAATGGCAGGCTTTGCGAGGATGGCATTTGGCGACAAATGCTTACTGTGTACGATGTGGTTACCAGTGGGTTTGACCGCATTGATATTGGCGTGCTTGAAAACGAGTACAGTGTAGATGAGTTTAATAACTTGTTTATGTGCAAGTTTATTGATGATGCGCACAGTGCGTTTAACCTTAAGCAGCTTATGAACTGCGTGGGCGATTCGACCAAGTGGCCTGACTTTGATTTAGATTACGAACGCCCTTACGGGTTAAAGCCGGTGGTTATTGGCTTTGACCCTGCGCGATTTGGCGATAAGGCGAGCGTGGCTATTTTAAGTGCGCCGATGAAGCCTGGTGAAAAGTTTTTGCTGCTTGAAGCAATTGATTTAAGCGGTAATGATTTTGAAGCTATGGCCAGCGAAATAAAACTACTTACCGAAAAATACAACGTTGTGCACATTGGCGTTGATACCACCGGTATTGGTTACGGCGTGTGGGAGCTTATTACTAAGTTTTACCCTAACGCTGAGCCGATACATTACAACCCTATTATTAAAAACCGCATGGTTATTAAAGCAATTAACGTTATTCAAAACCGACGCCTTGAGTTTGACCAGGACGCGGTAAACATTGCTAGCTCGTTTATTAATATTCGCCGCAAAGTTGTTGGCGATCAAATTACATATGCCACTAACCGCACAGCTACTACGGGCCATGCCGATATTGCGTGGGCAATTATGCACGCCTTGTTATTTGAACCACTCGACGGTAATGCCCACAGCCGCCAAACATCTGTAGGAATTGCAGCTTAATGAAACTTAAACCACGATTACAAGTAAGCAACGGCCAAGCGCCTAATTACAACCAACGAACTGCGGTAACTGATGCGTTTAGCTTTGGCGACCCTGAGCCATGTTTAGACAACCGGCTAACTGATTATGTTGGTGTATTTAGTGACAGCAACGGCATTTATGCGCCGCCCATTAGTTTGCAGGGCTTAATTAAACTGCTGCGCGTTAATGCCCAGCACGGGCCCATTTTGTATTTTAAGCGCAACATGATTTTAAAGTGGTATAAGCCGAACGCGCTTTTAAGCCATCAAGCATTAAGTAAATTTGGCTTTGATTTGTTGTGGAGCGGCAACGCTTATTTGCAAATTATTAGAAATTCGTTTGGGCAAATTATTAAACTGCGACACCTGCCCGCACTGACTATGCGCTATACAAGTACGCGCGGTGTGTATGCGCAATTAAGTAACCGCAGTCATGAGCCTATTTATTTTAATGCGGGCGAAATTATACATGTAAAAGAGTACGACCCCGGCCAAGGCATTTACGGTATACCGCAATATTATGGCGGTATTCAGTCGGCATTATTAAATGAAGATGCAACTTTATTTCGCCGCCGGTATTACAAAAACGGTGCGCACATGGGTTTTATATTTTCAATGGCTGATCCTAATTTAAGCGCTGAAGATGAAACGGCATTAAAAGATGCTATACGCGATAGCAAAGGCGTGGGTAACTTTAGAAGTTTGTTTTTTAATTTTCGTAGCAATAAGGCCGATGCTGAAAAAGCGATAAACATTACACCGGTTGGCGATATATCAACTAAAGATGAGTTTGAGCGGATTAAAAAAATTACGCTTAACGATATGCTAAGTATGCACCGCGCGCAAGAAGCGCTAAGCGGCCAGTCTTCTGGTGATAAAAACGGCTTTGGCGATTTAGATAAAATCACACGCGCCTATTACAACAATGAAGTTGTGCCAATGCAGCAAGATGTATTAGGTATTAATAATTATTTACCTGCAGCGCAGCGTATTGAATTTAAAGAGCCTGAATATTCAGACCTTAACCCAACACCCAAGGAAGACGCATGAGCTGGATAGATATAGTTGAATTTATTAAACAGTGGGGGCAGTTGCTTATGTTGAGCTTTTTAGCGGCGGCTATACAAATGTATTTAAGCCGTAAGGTGTTTACGTTTTTTCATTATTTTATGAGTGTGTTAATTGCTGTTTTTGCGGCGTACTTGGCGGCTATGTTTTGCGAGTGGCGGCAATTTGATGAAAGCTTAAAAACGGGTGTTATTGGTGTAACCGCTTATGCGGCCCCGCACATTTTGGAGGGGATCAATAAATTTATTGAAACGTTTAGCAAAGACCCAAAGGGCTTTATTAAATTAATTAGAGGTGGCAAATAATGGGATGGCTTACTTTGTTTAGGTTGCTTAAAAATAACTTTAGCTTTGTTTTAATTGCGGCGGCTTTGTTTGTGGCGGGTGTTTTTTATATTCAAACTCTGCATTTAAAAGCTAGCGTTACCGATGCGGCTTTAGAAAAAGCATCGCTACTAAGTGAGGTTGATTTGCTAGAGCAAAATAGCGGCCAGCTGCTGGCGACGTTAAATAATGAGCAGGCGCAACGCGAGCGGCTTGAAGCTGAGATTGCAAATTCTCAAGCCAGGCTAAACAGCTTCATGCAAAAAACATCGATGCTTGAGCAAATAAGCAAAAGCAAAACCAAACAACTTAACGATATAGCGAGTAATAAAAATGAAACAGATTGCATTAATGCTGATATGCCTGCTGGCGTTATTAGGCTGCACGCTAACCCCTGAGCCTAAAGAGCGGGTGGTTATTCAAACCAGGTATAAATATTTACTGCTTGATGATTGGATTGTTGCCCCAGTAGCGCACCCAACTTTGCAGGGCGCAAAATGGAAAAGCCTGAGCAGGTTGGCAATTGAATATAACAGCGCGTTAACGCAGTGCAATTCACAACTGCAAGCGGCCAAAAGTGTGGCTGACAGCAAGCTAGAAAAAACAAGCGCTAGTGACTAGCTAGCGCTTTGGCTTTACAAACCACTTAGTTTGCTTTGCCATTCTTCTAAATTAAAAATACTGTTATCTATTCTTTGTGTAACCTCGTATTTATTATCCGTTATTGGATTTAGCACATCATCATAAATGGCAGCCAGATAACAATGTTCATTTTCAGTACTTCGCTTACTTTTGCCTATGTGCTCTACCTCTAGCTCAAGCCTATTAGCTATTCTAGTTGTGTGGTTTTCTAGGTCACCGTTTGAAAAGTCAACGCTGGTTAGCAACGAATTTAACTCAACCATTAAAGCATCAACTCTTGCTTTTATTAATTCTAATTTCATATCTTGCCTCTTTGAATACCATTCAATTTCTAGCCCTTTCTCGAACTTCCCTGCTGTAACTTCAAGCCGCTTAAGTGCCCTTGTCAAATTGGGCCCAGGCACGCCATTAAGTGTTGCTGCATTGGTCTTGCTAATGCCGCGAACTAAGTAATCGCTAAGCGCCGATTTTATATCTTCACTGGTGCTTTTACCAAACGACAAAAGCACATCTAATCGCCCTTGGCTTTGTGAGCCTTTATATAAATACTTCATAAATTATTTATCGCTTAAGTGATAATTAATTTATTATATTTCAATATTCAGCAAATGCCCACCTATTTGATCTTTATGCTGTCACTTTGTGTCAAACATTGTCACACTTTTGTCATTGCGATCCTTTTAAACTTCCTTTTAGATCCTTTGGTTATGAGGGCTAGCTAAAAATGGCTTGTCACTGGGGTTGTCAATTGAACGCATTTTTTGCACGAAAGCGGAAGGCGAGGAGGAGTGATTTTTTTAGCTCTTTGATTCTCAGCCAATAGTTAAATGGTTATTTGTAACGCACTCAACCACTGTATATAATGACAGTGTACTTTATTAACGATTGGTGAATATTATGGCGCGGGTTACTTGTCCAAATTGCGAAGCTAAAGCTACGATTACATCGCGTGAAACGCAAAGCGCGCACGTAGTAAATTTATATTGTTCGTGTACTAATACTCGTGAATGCGGGGCGACGTTTCGTATTACCCAATCGTTCGATCACTTCTTAAACCCTCCGGTGCAAAGCACGCAACAATTAGCCGCCGCACTTATTAAAAGCCTACCTCGCGAACAGCAATTAGAACTGGTTGGGCTTTAGTTTTTACTTTATTGCACGCATTAAAAAGCCCGTTTAATACGGGCTTTTTTGTGTGTGCTGTTTACTGTCTGCGCTGGTTATATTGTGACTGGTTTTGCTGTGGCGCGTTTTGCTGCTGATCATACTGCCCTTGGTATTGTGCTGGCGCATAACCTTGGCTTTGGCTTTGGTGGTTTTGTGGCTGGTTATTGTGCGTTTGGTTTTGCTGGCTTTCGCTTTCCCAAAATATATATAGTTTTAACGGGCCTTGTTGATTAATTGGCATAGTGTCGAGTTCTATTTCAATACTGTCGCTGCCGCCTTGGTTGTTGCTCGGCCATTTAGTGGCTCGGCCTAAAGTGGCGTAACGGTTTTTGGTTTCGTTGCCTTGCTGGTATTTTTCGGCAATACAAGCAACGCGGCCTTTATCTAGTGGTTTATTATTTTGTGGGTGCATAGTGCGTTTCCTTTTTGATTAATTAAATAAAACTTTTAGTGACGTTGACAATCATCTGGCTAAGCGCGACGCATAAATTAAATCCAATACATAAATAAAACCCTCTTAATATCCAAATGCTTTCATTTTTTAACTTCATTTAATTTCTCGCTTTTCTTTGGTTTTACAACTGAGTGGTACACCCAGTTGCGACGTTTAACGTTTAGTTTCATTGATCACCATAATTCGCTTAATTCTTTTTCTAACTGCATTTTCATTAAGCGCTCTTCTAGCAGCTCGCGTTTTGACTTGCTGCGCTGCTGGTATTGCGGGCGCGGTTCTTGGTTTTCGTGGTGCGGCATTTTAGCCGGTGCGCTTACTGTTTTTGGTGAAACAATTCTCGCTTTTTTAGTACTTGGCTTTGCTGTTGTTTTTATTTGCCCTGTGCTAAATTTATATTCTTTCCGCTCGCAACCGCAGCCCTGGACATGACCTAAATTATCTTTGCGTACTACGCGAGTAGTGCCGCATACGCATTTACACATAAAATGCTGCACCCCTCTGTTGCGGCGGTCTTCGTTTAATACTGTCCAATTATTGAAAACGTCACCCGCCGTTACTTTACCTGTGGCCATGTTCTTGCCCTCCAACCAATAAGCTTGGGCGCTTAAATAGCAGTGCGGCATTTTGTAACTGGTCAATAGTGACCCTGCGGCCATCAATAGCGACGACTTTAATTTTGCTCACTGGGTCGTTTTCTTCAATAATTTCGTAGCGTGAGTTCTTTTTAATATTTTCAATACTGCGTTTACCATCTTTTAGCGACTCGCCAAAGGCATGGCCTAGCATTCCTGCGGTATAAAATAACCCGGTTGAAAGCATTTTTTCTGCTGCTGAGTGAGTATTCATAATGTCACCTGCTGTTTTGGTTGTGGTCTGTTAGTTACTGTAAATACGTTGGCGTTAGGTTCTTGCTGATAACCGGTGCAAATTTCGGTAGCAAAAACGCTGTTATTGGTTTTACCGCACTGGCCGTATTGGGTTTTAGGCGCGGGCTTATCGAATTTTGTAACAAACGGGCTGTGCTGATCTTCTGCAAAACCTTTTGGGCAAAATGCCTGGCAACTAATACATGCCTTTGGCATTAATACTTTTGAAATTTGAATGGTCATAGCTCACCCCTGATTTTCGCTTTTTCGTAGCTCTCTCTGTCAATCCAAATAATAATGCCCACCTTTTCTCTGTCGCACGCCACATCATTGGCATTGATTTGACTGGTTGCTATAGTCACCTCGGTGTCGCGAGTCCTTTTTTTATCTTTTACCCCCACTAATGATCCTTGGACTGACTGATAAATCACATTTTCATCGCCAACTATTTCAATTAATTCTGATATGTTCATATTTTCTCCTACGCCATTAAGTCTAGTGCCCACCAATCATTACTGCTGATTGCTGTGGCTTCGCCTGCTAGAACTAATCTAGCTAAATCTAAGTCGCCGATAATGTCGGCCGTGTGTTTATTAAATTGGGTATTTGATGGGGTGTTACGCCCGTCAAGCTCTGCATACATGTGCGCTAGGTCGTAAAGCTCGCGAGCGTATGCAAAATGTTTTTCGGTTGGGGTTGGTTTAATAGCCGATTTTGGCGCTTGCATGTTTAGTTGCTCAAAGCTGTGTAGCTCGCGCTCTTGCATGTAGTAAACACGGTTGCCGCTGATCACGTTGCCGCCTTGGTTTAAAGCTTTTATTTGCGCAGGGCTAAAGTCGCTAAGCTTGTTTTTACATTTAGCGGCGGTTTGTTCGTTAGTTGGGGCGTGTTTTTGCGCTTCGCTGTTGGCTATATAGTCAATAGCGTGTTGGCGATGCTCTTTTTGCTGCGCTGCTTCATCCAGTGCCACTAAATGGCCGTCTTCAATTAAGTAAATATGGCCGTTATTTCTAACCCGCTTACCCGCTAACAGATCCTTTTTAACGTTAATGATCTCTTTTGAAGTAAAACCGATCATATTTAGCAATAATGCGTCTGTATGCCCTACTGAGTAAGGCGTACGATTATTCCCACTAGTCCAAGGTAGGTCAGCTGCGCTGACGTTGTTGGCATCCTGCCCACCAATAACGGCGGTGTTTTCTGCTGCTGCTGTGCCTATAACTTGCTTAGACCAGGTATGAACGCGAGTAACAAGCGTGCAAAGGCCAAAGGTGTCTTCAACGCCCTTTAGAGTTTTAGTAAATTCTGCGTACTGGTTGCCGTATTCGGTATGCTGATAAGCGGGCTTAAAGCGCGCATCGCGGCCAATGCCAAAGCCACCCATTAGCGCAACAAAGGTTTTAAAGTCGCCCTTGTCGGCCGCTTGGCGTATTTGCTCTAGCTGCTCGTTGCCTTGCACCTCTTCGCGCACTCGGCGCAACTCGCGCCAAATAGTAATTGATGGCGACTTTTGAAACTGAAATTGCCTAATGCCCCATGTGCTAGCCCATGCTTTAACCGGGTTAACTGCTTGGGTTAGTTTTTCGCCTGTTTCTGCGTCGTACTCGTTTGCCAATGCAAAACCATCAATATTCTTACTTACGTACTTAGCAACATAAGCCGCTGCGCCGCCTGTTTTTTTACCATCTTTGCCAATTTGCGCAGGTAGCATTTTTATAGCGGTGTAGCGTGGGCTGCTCGGAAAGTAGTTTTTAACCGGTGCACGGGTGTACACCTTTTTAGATTTATTTAAACCCCAAATACGGCGCGCCTTTGTGTAGCGTGCGCGTAATGCTTTGCGGTTTTTAAAGCGCTGAAAAAACACCTCGCGATCGTCGCGGGTAAAATAACGGCGCAATAAATGATTAACTTGGTCGTAGTAACGCGCTGGCATCCATAAAAGCATATGCCAGTGTGTGCAACCGTCGGCGTGCGGTTCTGCTACCCGTATACCAAAATACGGTATTTCAAGGCGGTCTAATTTAGCGCGCGCTTGCGAGTACAGTTTATTTAAATATAGGCTAGCGTCTTTTGGGGTTGACCCATCCCATGTTGGCGAGTTTGCATGAAAACGGCTAGGCGCAGTAATGTTATAAAAACCGCCCGTATAACCCATTTCGTCGGCTAGCTCTTCGGTTTCGCGAATGCGTAACATTAGCTCGTTACGCATGTTTTCTGGGTTGGCAACGCCTGCTTCAACCGCTTTCATTAGCGATATAACATCGCTTTGCTCGTTTACTAATTCTAGGCTTTCTAGGTAACGCTTGCCGCGCTCTTGGTTGGTGGTGTATTCGGCCACTGCTTGTTTTGAGCAATAGGCGCTAATACCACGGCGCTCTGTTTTTTTATTGCCTTTTTTATCTGTGCTGTTAAATAAATCGCGGCCCACTTCGCCCGTTGCAATTTCTAGGTGTTCTAGGTAGCGGCTGCGAATAGTTTTAAGCTTGCGCGACCACCATTTGTGGCACTGCGCTTTTAAAAGGGCTACTTCGGCATCCGGCACGGTTAGGTAAATACCCTTTTCGGCAAACTGTAATTGCACGCTAAATTGTGCGGCAAACTCGTTTACTTTTTCGTGTATGTCGGTTGCATCCCATGTTGGCTGCTCTTTGGCTAAATCGTTTATCATTTCGGCCGTTTGCATAGCCAGCACATTGCCGTGCTTTTTGGTTTTATCGGCATTGGCTAAAATGTGCCATGGCAATGGCATGTTGCTAACAATTTGCTCAAGTATTTTTAGGCGTGGTTGTAGTGTTGTAATTGTGCGGCGCAACCAGTCGTTTGCGGTAATTTGCTTGCGCACTTCGGCTACTGTAATTACTTGCTTTTTATTCGCTGTTTTTTTATCGCTAAAGTCGTAGTTTTTACGGCTCTCAATTATTAGCCTTTCGTTGTATTGCTCTTGCGTTTCGCCTTTGGCTTTGCCCGTATTTTTAATGTGGGTGTATTTATCAATATAACGCTTAGCAACACGCATTTGTAACGGCTTGGGCACGCCAGCTAGGCACTTATAAACATAAGCAACCTGCTCTGCATCATCAATAGCAGCAATAACCGACATGGCAGATTTAGTAACCTGATCGCCATCCGCTTGTTGTAAATTCTTTGCGGCTACAGGTTGGGGCTTTTTTACGTCGCGCTGCTTTTGTGCAAACTCCATGTTTTTTGCAGTTTGGCGCACAAAGCTAGCTTGTATGCTTGGCGCGCGCTTGCTTTCTACAATGTCTTTAACAATGTAATTATGAATATTATTGTTATGCACTTTTTTAAGCGCGGCTTTTGCAGGTGCGCTTATTTTTAAGTTGGTTACGTCAATGCGGTGCTCTGCATTTTTAAGCGCATTATAAAACCAAGCGTTTGCTTTTTCGCTTGGGTTTATAGGCTCGTCTTTGTACCAGGCGTTGCTAGGCGGGGTAATTTTGGCAAGGTATTGCTTAGCCATTTTATATTGACTGTACGCAGTAAAACGGCCAAGGCCGCTTATTAAAAAATCTCTGTGTTCAATGTCGTCAACGGCTTTAACCATGGTTAAAACCGCTGTTACAACATCAAAGCTTACAATGGGCCACATGCTCATTGTTACAGCTCTATTTCCATTGGCTCACCGCCAATTTGCGCTGCACTTAACGCAATGCTCATTTGGCTGTAAACGCTTTCAAAATTAACGTCGTCGTCTGCAATCATTTTTACGATAGGTAGCAAGTCGGTTAACGTGTCTTCGCACTGCATTAGCATGCCAATAGTGCTGCGTTTGTTTAAATTGCGAATTGCAAAGTTAACTTGCTCAATAGCGTGTAAAACAATATTAAGTAGTAATTGCTTATTTTTAGATACAGCTTGGTCTTTGATGGCGTTCATTTTTTAGTGTCCTTGGGAGTTTAAAATGGGAGGTCGTTTAATTCGTCTGTGTCTAGCTCGTCGTAGCTGTTATTAGGCTCAATGTTGTGGTATGCGTCTAAAAGCCTTACATCGTTATCAAGTTGAATATCAAACTCAGCCATTGAATATGCGTACCAGCTATTTGAGCTAAAACGACCAAGCGCTTCTATGCGCTTTGCAATTTTTGGCGCGTACTTTTTTAAGTCGCATAATGCATTTACCGCCTTTTGAAAATCACACTTTGCTATATCGCGCGCTTTTCTGTGTGCGATGTAATAGCCAAGTGCGGCCTTTGCTTTTGGGTGTAGTTTCATTACTTCACTACTCCAAGCGCTGAGAATATGGCGCGAAACTCGTCGGTTCTATCGCCAAGGTAAGTAATAAAACAACCTTTTGGTGCGCCCTTTTTTACATTGCCTTGCGCATCGTTAAAGTGTGTACGGCCATCAATAAAACAGCTTAAGCCAGCTCTTAATAACTTTTGGCACCATGCTTCTGAGCTATTAACAAAGGTGATGTTCATTGCTTCTTTAAAATTACCTTGCGCATATTGGTCTAAGTAGTAATCAATCCAATCGCCATTGCTTGCTATATCTTCGGTAATGCAGTGGCCGCGATACTTGCTGTAACTAGGGTCGTTACATATTTTTTTAACGCACTTTGGGTTGCATGCTTTTTCGCCTTTGTTGAATGGGTGGTTTAACCAAACTCTGTTTGCTATCCAATTTCGTGTTAATGCATCGTCTTCTTTGGTTAAGTAACACGTCGCTTTTACCGACTCGTTAGCTACTGAACAACTTGCAGGGTCTAAATCAATAACCGGAAACATTTGGTGCACATACTTCAAAACTTTAGCGGGCGTATAAAACTCAACATTGCCACTGTCTTGGTTTATTAGTTGGTCAGGATTCATGATCACCCCTTAGTAATGGTTAAATGTGAATAGTTGGTATTGGCTTCAACGCGCGGTGCATGTTGCACAAACTTAGCGGGGGCCATGGCGTTAGCATCGGTAAATGCTTTTACTAATTGCTCCATTTGCAAAATAGCCTTGTGAATTTTTAGGCGGGTATCTGCATCAAAATTAGCAAAGCCGCTTTCTAAATGGTGGCGCTTTAGGCCTGCCGCAAAACATACTAATGTACGCTCTTGCTCGCTTAGCACTTTGGTATACACGTATTCTGGCGTGTGGCGCTCACTGCCCATTAATGCTTTTATTTCGGCTAAGCCTTTTGGTACGTGGCGGCCTTCAACTGCTTTTAATGGTGCTGGGTTTGGGTAGTTAATAGCTGTGTTTGCCATGATTAATTAACTCCTTGCTGGCTACGGGTTGCTGCATTTAGGTAATTAGTTGCTTGTGTTTTTAACCAGTAAACGGCTTTTTGTATTGTTTGGTACTCGTCGCCATTGCAAAAAACAGGTAGTAAAAAATCACCTACACGTGCTTGCAGTACTGCTGGCTTTGTTTCGTGCGTTGCTTTTGTTGTGGTAATTTTACAGCTCAATAAATAGCGGCATTGCTCTGCTAATGTTTTAAAACTGCTTAACGTTTCGCGGCTGAATGCTTGATATGTGCCCATTGCCCTGCTCCTAGTTATTTGCTGTACTTTCTGCCGCAATAGCAGCAGTAGTTTGCATAAAGGGTTACATCATCTTTGCGCATATTTTTAGCGTGTCCACCGCCCTTTTTTGGCACCCTAAATTTAAACTCAATTCTTGGATTAACCGGCGCTCTATCACCGCCACTTAAAGAAAAGGTTGCGTCACGCCATTTGAAATCAACATCTATAGCGCCTTCAGGTATTGCTCCCTGTTCAATTAAATGATTTTTAATGCGCTCTAGGTTTTCGGTAAAACATTCACATTTTGTATTTTCAGTAGTCATTGTCCTGCTCCTAGTTATTAACTTGTTTATTGCCGTAAATCTCTTGAAACTTCTCGCTGCCTAAACGCATAAACTCTTCAATATCTGCTTCAAGCCATACAACACGGCCGCTCGATATTTTATGGGTTTTAGGAAACTGCCCTTTATCCATCAACCGATATAACGATGTGCGGTGCATTCCGCACTTTTCCGCCACATCTGCTGGGCGTAAATAGCGGTCATTAATTGTCACTACCTCGCCGCGTACATTGCGGCGGTAATGGTCTGCGGCGATTAACTGGCTCATGCTGCACTCTCCTTGTCGGCTTTAACGTGGTCGGCTAGTAGGTCTGCTACCGTTACTTGGCCGTTTGTTAGTTCTGAAATGCGGGTAATGTATTTCGCTGGGGCTTGGCCGTGACGGCTAATCCAGTGATGCACCACCGATTGCTTAGTACCTAGAACTGTGGCGAGCTTGGTTTGCCCACCAATTATTTTTACTGCTTTATCTATGGCTGACATTTTAATCTCCAATAGCTTCTAACCACTTTTTTCTATAATACGATCTCTTTTAGTGGTTTGTAAACCACTATTTGTTGTATTGGGAGAATAAAACCAATAATAGATATTTGACTGAAACCACTTAAAGTTGTGATAATCTATTCAAAGCACACTTAAAGTGTTAAAAAATAAACCTTTTGGAGATAATATGGATATTGCAAACCGCGTTAAAAAGTTAAGGAAGGCACTAGATTTAACTCAATATCAATTAGCTGAGTTAGTAGGTGTCGCACAAAATTCAATTCAAAAACTAGAAAAAGGCGACACTAAAAACCCGCGCAATATAGAGTCACTTGCTAGAGCGCTAAAATGCACCCCTGAATTTTTACAGTTTGGCATCAGCGAGAATATTAATAGCAACGTTTCGCCAGGACCTACGCTTAAAGCGGCTGTGCCATTAATAAGCTGGGTGCAAGCGGGGGCATGGTCTGAAATAAGTGAAATAAAAGAATATGATGCAGACCGTTATTTATGCCCTGTAAAGTGCAGTGATCAAACATTTGCGCTAAAAGTTCATGGCGTAAGCATGGAGCCTAAATTTTACGAGGGTGATTTAATATTTGTAGACCCAGAGGCAGAGTGTATTCACGGTTCCTACGTAGTAGCCCGCTTAGACGATAATAACGAAGCTACCTTTAAGCAGCTAATAATTGAAGGTGGCCACAAGTTTTTAAAAGCCGCCAACCCTAACTGGCCTGAGCAGCTAATACCGATAAACGGCAATTGCACGTTGGTGGGTAAAATAATATTTGCTGGTAAGTCGTTTTAGCTTGCTGAATTACAGGCACAAAAAAGCCCGCTAAGTGCGGGCTGTTTTAACTGCTTATATAAAAATATTCACAACGCCTATTGGCACGGCTAGCACAACACCAATCAGTGCCACGCTTATTACTAGGCAACCTGTTGCCTGTGGGTTATTTGCCAGTCGGTTATTTGTCACCTCCGCAGCGGGTTTTGCAGTAGACCTTAAAAATTTGGCAAACTCTTTTTTGGTTGCTGTCTCTTCGCCATTTACACCAATAACTGTAACATCACCAGCAATTCGGTCTATTCTAAATGTTCGTTCATCATTGGCCTTATGGCAATGCCCAGTGAACATCAAGTCTTCATCATCGTCTAGCTCTTGTACGTCAACAAGCCTTAGTGACTTATTGCCTTGCCCATCTACGTAACTAAATCGAGCTTGAAACTTTGTGGTTATTAACTTAGCCTCACCCTCATCAATGTAGTCATCATAACTACTTGCGGCTTCGTATTCAGGCTTTTTCTCCTCTTTGTAGCCCAGTAAAGCTAACTCTTTTTCTATTAGCTGGCCAAGATAAGTACTGCCTGCACCCATTGCAGCATGTCGCCATACCTCAAACTTAAACTGCTTTGGGTAATCAAAGCTACTTAACGCTAATTTAATATCGATAATATATTGCTCAACAACCCATTTTATTGACTCTTTTACTTCTGGCTTTGGCTTAACTAAAAGCTGCATTTTAATTATTTCATGATCAATTTTATCTGGCGACTCTAGCGCCACATTTATTAGCTCAGTAATAAGCAGCTCTTTTTTAAGCTTGGAGTTTAAATTAAGCTGCTTGGCTAATTCTTTTAGTTCGGTTGCTCTATTTTTTTTAAAAACAACTTCCCACTGCTCCGCCGATAACTCACGACTGGCATTGAACATATTTGTCTCTATCAGCTCTATTGCTTCAATATCCCGCATTAGCTGCCAGCTTTCATTTATCTCTATATTACCGCAATCGAGATTGGGTATTACCTCTCTGAGTTCTTCCCAGTATGTGCTCAACCATTTTTTATCGCCTAGCCACTTCGCTTTGTTTTCTGCTATAGCTTCTTCAAATGCTAAAAATTCAACATCGTAACCAACGTGGTCACCAAAGCAGTTATGATAAATTTTAACGTACTGCGCTAGCGTTTTTGGTTTATATTCTTTTAGGTCTTCTCTTACGTCTTCTAAACTACTTTCATCTTTTATAGTTATGAATTTGCCTTTTGCAGTAGGTAGTTTTTTAGCAGCAAAGTTGCCTTTGTCATTTTGAAAATATGCGTAATTCACAATAAGTCCTTTTAATTATATTTAATATATAGGTTAAGTTTTTACCCAACCCTTGGCAAGCTGGGGATTTATACAGGAGTTAGGCCGCTTTTTCTTTTAGATAATTTTTTTAATAAACTTCTCCCACACCTCTATGCTTTCTCGCTTTTCGGTCATGTAGTCGTATCGGTCGTAGTGTACGCTTGATACGTCAAACTTATGGTGCTGCTGCAGTATGTCGCGATTGGCTTTACTTATACCCGCTTTGCCCATGAGTGTTTTACAGGTGCGGCGCAGGTCGCGTGGGTTAAATGGCTTTATGCTGTGCTTTTCACACCAACGCAATATTGCCATGCGTATTGTTGATACGTGCGCGGTGGCTGTGGGGTTGTCGCGGTGCGGGAACATTTGCCCAGCACTGCCTTGCTGTTGCATGAGTTCTTGAATAATGGGTGTGGCTAAATTAGACAGCGGCACTATGTGATCGCCCCGCTGTTTTATTTTTATTCGGGATGCGGGAATGGTAAATGTTTTATTTTCAATGTCGTATTCACTGGCATACGACCCGTAAACTTCATTTATGCGCTGGCCGCCAAGGCACAGTGCGAGCTTTATGTATTGCTGGGTGTAATAGGGTAAGTCTTCTGCGTGCCATACTTTTTTTATTTCGCCTTCATTTAGCCAGCGCTCGCCTTTATTTTTTGGCGTTTCAAAATTTATGTCTCTTATAAAGTTGCTTTTAATTTCGTACAAATTTGGCTTTTTGTATTGCTCTGGCGAGTTATCAAAATCGATTGCGTATTTTAATATGCTCATTAATACGCTGCGAACCAGTCGCGCTTGCTCTTTTGCTCCACGGTTATAAACACGGTAAATAATGTCGCGGGCCATATCTATTGTGAACTCGTCGGGCATTAAGTCGGGCGCTATAAACGGGGTGAGATTTCGCTTTATTAGCTTTTCGGTTCGGTCGATGGTTGATGCTGCCCAACGAGTACTTATATATGCATTAAAATCATCAAGCATTTGATGCATTGTTTTTTTAGCTGCCGATTCAAACTTGGTTTTTTGATTTTGTAAGCGGTGCTCTTGGGGGTCAATATTGTCGCTTAATAATGCTGATATTTTTGCATGCTTACTACGCGCTTTTTTCAGGTCAACAATTGGGTAGTTGCCAAGACCTATCACTTTACGCTTGCCGCTTATGTGATATTGAACGCGAAACGTTTTAGCGCCCGATTCACTAACCCTTATTTGTAAGCGCCCCTCGCCGTAATTGCCCGACTCGGTTAATACGTAGCGTTTTTCTTTTGCTTTAAGTGCTTTTATTGATTTGTCTGTAAAGTTCATCTTTGCTCATTTAAAACTGTGACCACCACACGGGTCACAGTTTTGGTATCAGTTTAGCTTAAGATAACAATAACAGAATGAGACAGAATAAACAGCCTTAGCCTTTGCATTCCTCATACTTAAAGGGCTTTGCTACAGCTTGATACAGCATGAATGCTAGAAAACGGACATGCCAAG